CAATCCTGTCACATTCTCCACAAGCAGGGTAAATACTACATCGTTCACTTTAAGGAACTATTTAAACTTGATGGAAAGTCTTCTGATTTTTCTGAGAACGATAGAGCTAGAAGAAATACAATTGTAAACTTACTCAAGGAGTGGGGATTAATTGATATAGTAAAAGAAGATGTGTATGAAGATGCACCGATTTCTCAGATTAAAATTATCTCACATAAAGAGAAAAATGAATGGGAATTAGTACCTAAATATAATATAGGTAGAAAAAGATAATACAGAGGATATATTATGGCAAAGTGGGCAGAAATACCAGTATCACAAAAATCAACATCATTAAAATGTTATAAATTATTTGCGGAAGCACATCTTCCAGTTATGGGGTCAGAATGGGCAGCCTGTTTTGATCTCAGAGCATCATTACTTGGTAATGAACCAATAAAATATTATGACGAATGGAATATAAAGAAAACTGTGACTGTTGAAGATGGAAATATCATACTCTATAGTGGACAAAGAATGTTAGTGCCTACTGGGCTAATATTTAATTTACCAGAAGATATGTCAATGAGAATACATCCACGTTCTGGATTGTCTTTAAAAAATGGAATTGTGATTGCTAATTGTGAAGGTGTTGTTGATTCTGATTACGTTGAGCAAACATATGTAATGTTGCATAACGTATCAATGAAAACTTTTCTTATTGAAGATGGAATGAGGATCGCCCAAGCAGAACTTGTATATAATGATCCAGTCAGAGTAGAAGAAATTTTCGATAGACCAGAGCAAAAAACTTCAAGAAAAGGCGGCTTTGGTTCGACAGGACTGTAATTTTTATTATATATAGTATTAGGATCGCCGATTCCTTCGCGCAATTGCGGTAAAATCGGTTTGGTACTCTAACGAGGCCTATTTCAAAACCTTGCTTAACAGGAGGAAAAAAACATGGTTACGAAATTTAAAACTTTAGACCCTTTTATGCGTTATAGTGTTGGGTTTGATAGATTGTTTAATGAACTTGAGCTTCAGTCTCAAACAACAACGCAAAACTATCCCCCATACAATGTAGTCAAAGGCACCGATAGTGATTATCGTATTGAAATTGCTGCATCTGGATTTTCAGAAGAAGAACTTGATGTTGAAGTGAAAGAAGATACCTTAACCGTTACTGGTACTAAAAACGATACAACAGATGAAAGACATTATTTGCATAAGGGAATTTCGTCTAGAAACTTTGTAAGAACATTTACTCTCAACCCAGATGTTGTAGTGAATGGTGCTAAACTAATGAATGGAATGCTTGTTGTAGAATTAGAGCATGTTATTCCAGAAGAGAAGCAGCCTAGAAAGATTGAAATCAATCAATCTAAAGGTAAAAAGTCAAAGAAAACTCTTTTGACTGAATAAATCATTAGGGGGGAGAAATCCCCCCATTCTAAAAGGAAAATAAAATGGAAACTCATGATCAATTAACCATTGAATTGGAACAGTATAAATTAGAGAACGAAAAATTTCAAGGTGGAAATAAGTCTGCCGGCGTTCGGGCAAGAAAACACTTAAACGAATTGATGAAATTGTGTAAAGCCCGCCGCGGTGAAATCCAAGACGAAAAAGATTGGATTGTAAAAGGTTCTTAATATGTCAGAAGAATATGAAATGCATGTTGACGATAATAATGTTTTATATAAAACAACAGGATCGGGAACCGATATAGAATTTTCTCCAGGCCTTCCACATGATGGATTGATGCAAGAAATCCTTAACAATAAGGAAATTGTAACAAAAAGTCCACATGTAGTTCAAAAAATTCTTAATATGGAATGGAAATGGTTTGAAAGAAGAGTTATAAAATGGTTGGGTGATACTGAGTATTCTCGGCATCTTCAACAACAAATCAGAAATCATATTAAAAATGAAAAGAAGTGGATTCGTGAAGGTGCGAAAATGGAACAAGCAAAAGATTATCAAGGATAACATAGGAGTTATAAAATGAAATTAGATTATTCACAAAGTTTAAAATTGAGAGCTTTAATCCGTAAATATGAATATCAGCGAGATGAGGCGATTGCCAATCTTCAAGTATATTTTGAAAATGGAGTAGGTGTTGGAGAACATGGAGATGTGGTTGATGAGATGGATCGATTAGTCGGAAATCTAGAACACGCAGAAGGAAAACTAAAAACAGTTATTTCTTATTTTGCAAATATTCAACAACCAGCACCAGCACCAACAGAAGCGCCACCAGAAGAAGCTTCTGATGCCAGCTAAAGTTCTTAGACTTATTTCTGGCGAAGAACTGATGGGCGAAGTCGAAGAAAAAGAAGATAATAAAGTCTTCATCAAAAATGTTTGTCAGATTGTAACATCATATGCCGACACAACCTCTGCTACTGCTAGGGTTGGGTTGGCCCCCTTTATGCCATATACAAAATCGTCAGATGGCATTACCGTTGAAAAATCTTATATTGGATTTATTACAGACCCAGTAAATGAATTAATTAACGAATATAATAAAGTATTTGGTAGCGGTTTAGTGATGCCACCAAGTAAACCAACACTCCAGACTTCTGCGCCAAGCGGAAATCATGGGTTCGTTAAAATTTGATAAAAAATCTTGACATATCGCAAAAGATATGTTAAGATTATCAAACAATTATATAATGAGGTATTATGCGTTTTTATACAAATGTTCAAAACATTGGAAACAAGATTCTAGTCAGAGAAGTTCACAATGGCGAGCGAAAAAAACTTAGACTAGATTACAAACCATCCCTATTCCACGAAACTAAAGAAAAAAACACTAAGTTTAAATCTTTAGATGGTAAAAATCTAAAGAAAGTTACATTTCCAACAATCGGAGAAGCCCGAAATAAGATAAGGGAAACCGAAGGATTGACTCCATTATATGGAATGTCTCCTTTTATATACCCATTTATATCTGATACATATCAGGACTTGGAATATGATGTTGAACAGATCAACACTGTAACTTTGGATATTGAAGTTGAGTGTGAGCAGGGATTTCCAGAACCTGCTGCAGCTGCAGAACGTGTTAACGCAATCACTTTGAAATCTAATGGACTGTATACAGTTTTGGGATTGGGTGATTGGGAAGATATAACGCCAGAAGTACAGCATCTTGATATTAAATACTACAAATGCACAAGCGAAATGGAACTATTGCGTTCTTTTTTGAATTTGTGGGAGGCCGCGGATATTGATATCGTCACAGGTTGGAATGTGAACTCTTTTGATATCCTCTATCTAGTGAATAGAATCACCAAGATACTGGGCGAGGAGCAGATGAAGAGACTGTCTCCATGGCGCTCGGTTAAAAAGATACAGAAAAATATCCGCGGCCAACTAGTAGAACAAATTCAACTTCTTGGATTGAACATTATAGATTATCTTGACTTGTATAAAAAGTTTACATATGTAACAAGAGAGAGTTATCGATTAGATCACATTGCATTTATAGAATTAGGGCAAAGAAAACTAGATCACTCTGAGTTTTCTGCTATGCATTTGTTTTATAAACACGACTATCAGAAATATATTGACTATAATATTATTGATGTTGAATTAGTTGATAGGCTTGAAGATAAATTGAAGCTTTTGGAGTTGTTAGTAACAATTGCATATCAGGCGAAGGTTAATTATGATGAAGTATTTTCTCCAATTAAAACATGGGATTCTATCGCTTTCAATTTACTGAGAAAAGATAATATTGTAATTCCCCCGAAAACTTTTAGTACAAAAACAGAAGCATATGCTGGTGCATATGTAAAAGATCCTATTGTCGGTATGCATGATTGGGTGATGTCTTTTGATTTAAACAGTCTGTATCCGCATTTAATTATGCAGTACAATATCAGTCCAGAAACACTTATAGAAACTGATAGAGTAGATACTAGTGTGGAAAAACTTCTAGAGAAAAAAACTGATACTGAAGCTTGTCAGCAACATGGTTATTCTTTAACTCCAAATGGAGTGTTATATGATAATGCTAAACGAGGGTTTTTGCCCAAGTTGATGCAAAATATGTATGATGAACGTGTAATTTCTAAAAAAGAAATGCTAAAATGTAAACAGCGCAAGATTGATGGAGATGGCGATCCCATAGAATTGGATAAAAAGATTGCCCAGTTACATAATAAACAAATGGCTGCAAAGATTCTGTTGAACTCTGCTTATGGTGCATTAGGAAATCAGTACTTTAGATACTTTGATATTAGACAGGCAGAATCTATTACACTGTCTGGACAACTTTCTATTCGTTGGATTGAAAAACGAGTCAATGAATATATTAACAAAATTTTAGGGAATGAGGATGAGAAAGAGTATGTTATTGCGAGCGATACGGATTCGATATACGTTGTTTTTGGTGACTTGGTACACAAGGTGTTTGGAGAAAAAATTTCGAGACCAGAGAGTGAGGGTGGTGTATCGACGGACACAATTGTATCTTTTTTGGATAGAGTTGCTCAAGACAAGCTTGAACCTTTTATTGATAAGGCTTATCAAGATCTTGCTTCGTATATGAATTCATATGACCAGAAGATGGTAATGGCTAGAGAAGTCATTGCATCAAAAGGTTTGTGGACTGCAAAGAAAAGATATATTTTAAATGTCCATGATAATGAAGGTGTTCGATATAAAACTCCAGAACTCAAAATTATGGGCATTGAAGCAGTTCGATCTTCTACGCCCGCAGCATGTAGAGATAAACTCAGAGAATCTTTCAAAGTTATTATGAAAGGCGACAATAAAGAGTTGATAAGATATATTGAAAGTTTTAGAAAAGAATTCAAACAACTTGCGATAGATGAGATATCATTTCCACGAAGTGTGAATGGTTTGAAGAAGTATCATGATTCTAAAGACTTATTCACGAAAGGAACCCCAATCCACGTAAAGGGAGTAATGCACTACAATCAGCTAGTCAAGAAACATAAATTGGATATGACTTATCCAGTTATCAAAGAGGGCGAAAAGATTAAGTTCGCCTATCTAAAAGAACCCAATCCAATTGGAAACAATACAATTGCAATTCAAAATGTTCTACCAGAAGAATTTGATTTGCTAAGATTTATAGATTATAACAAACAATTCGAAAAGGCCTTCTTAGATCCAATCACCACCATCACTGATGCAATTGGTTGGACAACAGAAGACCGTGTTTCGATAGATGACTTTTTTTAGGAGAAAACGATGTCAAAAGGATTAATGAGCAAACTTAGAAAAAACTCTTCATTTAAAGATGGGAGAGTTAATGTGTTATCAGAATCAAAATACCTACATGAAAAAGACAGCACCCCGACTAATATTCCGGCGATGAATGTCGCATTTTCTGGTTCTTTGAATGGTGGATATACATCAGGATTGACAATGATTGCAGGCCCATCTAAACATTTTAAAACTGCTTTCGGATTAATTATGATGAAAGCTTTCATGGATAAAAATCCAGAAGGTGTTGTCTTATTTTACGATTCGGAATTTGGTACTCCACAGGGATATTTTGATGTGTTTGATATTGACACAACAAGAATTGTCCACGTTCCTGTCACTGATTTGGAAGAGCTAAAATTTGATATGGTTGCTCAGTTAAAAGAAATCGAAACTGATGATAAAGTGTTTATCATGGTAGATTCTGTCGGTAACTTAGCATCCAAGAAAGAAGTGGATGATGCAGAGAGTCAAAAGTCTGCAGCCGATATGACTAGAGCAAAACAGTTCAAATCCTTATTCAGAATGATTACTCCACATCTTACGATGAAAGATATTCCGATGGTTGCCATCAATCATACATATGATTCTCAGGGGCTATATCCTACCAAAGTAGTCTCTGGTGGCACTGGAATGTATTATAGTGCTGACACTATTTGGATTGTTGGTAGACAACAAGATAAGGTGGGTACGGAGATACAAGGATATCATTTTGTAATCAATGTCGAGAAATCTAGGTTTGTCAAAGAAAAATCTAAAATACCGATTTCAGTTTCTTGGGAAAAGGGTGTAGATAAATTCTCAGGTCTTCTTGACATGGCCATGGATTATGGTGTAATATCAAGGTCAGGCGGCTGGTATCAGATGGTTGATGTGGAATCGGGTGAGGTTGCTGATAAAAAGTTTCGTGAGAAAGATACTCATAATAGTGAGTTTTGGCAACCAATTTTGGAAGATGTAAAGTTTGATGAATTTATCAGTAAGAAGTTTAGAGTTGGATAATGTCTAAGATATTTGCATCCAACTATATCTATCAGGAGCGCATGGCAACGTGTCGCTCCTGTGACCAGTTTCAGGCATCTATAAAGGTATGTAAATCTTGTGGCTGTTTTATGCCCGCAAAGGCAAAGATTGCACAGATTAGATGTCCAAAAGATAAATGGACAGAAGTGTACGGAACATCCGACGAAGAACCAAATACTATGTCTATGTTTAAGGGTACAGACATAGATGGAAAACGAGAGGCGCTATTGCGTCAGGCTGAGCATTTGAAAAAAGAATCAGAAAAATTAATTGAAGAGGCAAAAAGGTTAAATGGAATTAACTGAACAAGTTGTTATGAATTGTTTATTTGCGGATGATGCTTATGTGCGTAAAGCATTACCGTTTATAGATCGTGAATACTTTCAGAGCGAATCGAATAAAACTGTATTTGATTTGATGAAAAATCATATTGAAAAGTATAATGAACTTCCGACTAAAGATTCGCTGATGATATCTTTAGAGGATGTTAATGTATCAGAAAACATTTATAAAGAATCTGTAGAGTTTATAGATTATCTTAATAATCAAAAAGAAGAACATAGAAATAGTCAGTGGCAACTTGATGCTACAGAAAAATGGTGTCAGGATCGTGCTGTATATAATGCAGTAATGAAATCTATTAGTATTATCAATGACGATGGCCCAGATAAAGGTAATATGCCTAAGATACTGAGTGAAGCTCTCGCAGTTTCATTTGATAGTAATATTGGGCATGATTTTATTGACGATTGGGAATCTAGATTTGAATTCTATCAAAAAGTAGAAGAAAAGATACCATTTCATTTGGATATGTTAAATCGTATTACTCAGGGTGGATTGCCAAAGAAAACTTTGAATGTTGCTCTCGCTGGTACTGGTGTTGGCAAATCACTGTTTATGTGTGACTGTGCGGCAAATCATCTCTTAATGGGATATGATGTTTTGTATATTACTGCTGAGATGTCAGAGGAAAAAATTGCAGAGCGAATTGATGCAAACTTATTGAATACTTCTATTCAAGATGTTTCTAGTATGGCTAGAAATACCTTTGATAAAAAGATTGACAAATTACAAAAGAAAACTACTGGAAAGATGATTATTAAAGAATATCCTACAGCAGTTGCCAATGCAAACCACTTCAGACATTTGTTAAATGAGTTGTCATTAAAGAAGAATTTTCGTCCAAAAGTAATCTATATTGATTACCTAAATATATGTTCATCGGCTCGTGTCAAACCTGGCGCTGGTGCAAACTCATATACATTGATAAAATCTATTGCAGAAGAACTACGAGGTCTTGCTGTTGAGAATGATGTTCCTATTGTGACTGCAACCCAAACGACTAGAGGTG